TTGCCACACAGTTTAAACCTAATGTTGCAAAAACAATCTATCAATTAACAAATGCAAAAAGAGTATTAGATACTTCTTGTGGTTGGGGTGACAGACTTGCAGGTTTCTTTGCTTCAGACGCCGAAGAATATATTGGATGTGATCCAAACCCTAACACTTATAAACAATATATGAAACAAATAGAAGTGTATAATAGTTTCTTAACTAAACCTAAAAAAGTTACTATCTACAATACAGGTGCTGAAGATTTACCTTGGGATGAAATAAAAGATATTGATTGTTCATTTACAAGTCCACCATATTTTTCTACTGAAGAATATAATAAAGGTGGTGAAAAAGAAGAAAATCAATCGTGGTTTAAATTTAATGAATACAATAAATGGCGTGATGATTTCTTTTTACCTGTTTCAAAAAAATGTTTTGAAAGATCAAAGTTTACTATAATTAATATTATGGATCCAACAGTAAAAGGTAAACGATATAGAAGTTGTGATGAAGTTGTTGATATGTTAAAAGATAATTTTTTAGGTCAAATAGGAATGAGAATTATGCAAAGACCTAAATCAGATAAGTTATTTGAAAGTGAACAAGCCAAACAAGAGTTTATGAATAAGACATTTATAGAAAACGTCTGGTGTTTTGCTAAAGATAAAAATGTTGACTTGTTTAAGTCGGCACGTAAAGGAACACTTGATAGTTTTTTTGAATAAATATGTCTATGGCTATCACTAAAGAATCGTATAAAGATTTAAAAGAGTATTGGGATTATCAACGTAAGGTACAATACAATAAAGAAGTAGTACATAATATGGCAGACACGTTTGAAGGTAGAGTTTATAATGAATATGGTACGGTTGATTTAAAAGAAATGAAAGATTTATTATGGACTAGAGTAAAACCTAACGATTACGAAGAACCTAGAAAAGGTTGGGTACCTGAAGAACCTAGTTTACGATTTGAAGATGAGGGTCCTGCACATATGCCACAGTATGGATATGAAAAACCTAAAAAAGGTAAACCAGTTGTATTAAAAGCAAAGGGTGATTGGGCAAAAGCATTTGATGATGATAACAATATATAAAAGATATAATAACTATATGACACACTCTTTTCCTGCAACGGAACTTGACAATATTAAGAAAATGTGTTATGATATGGGTATCAAATGGTACACAATAAGTTATAATGATAAGGAGATAATAGAATATGAGCAATTTTCTAAAGGACATAATTAAAGAAACTGGCAATGAATATGCTGGTTTAGTAAGTGAAGGAGTTGATAGTGCAGACGTAACAAGTTTTATTGATACAGGCTCGTATTCTTTCAATGCGTTACTATCAGGTTCAATATATGGCGGTATGCCAGGTAATAAAATCACAGCAATCGCTGGTGAAGCTGCAACAGGTAAAACTTTCTTTGCGTTAGGTATCTGTAAACATTTTTTAGATACAGATAAAGACGCAGGTGTAATTTACTTTGAATCAGAAAGTGCCATCTCAAAAGAGATGATTGAAACTAGAGGAGTTGATTCTACTAGAATGGTAATTGTGCCAGTTGCAACAGTACAAGAATTTAGAGCACAATCAATTAAGATTATAGACAAATATTTAGAACAACCAGAAGATAAAAGAAAACCTTTGATGTTTGTATTAGATAGTTTAGGAATGTTATCTACTACAAAAGAAATGGAAGATACAGCTGCTGGTAAAGAAACAAGAGATATGACTAGATCACAAATAGTCAAATCAACATTTAGAGTATTAACATTGAAACTTGGTAAAGCAAATATACCAATGATAATGACCAATCACACATATGACGTTATCGGTTCAATGTTTCCACAAAAAGAAATGGGTGGTGGTAGTGGTTTAAAGTATGCCGCTTCATCAATCATCTATCTTGGTAAAAGAAAAGAAAAAGACGGTACCGAAGTTGTCGGTAATATCATACATTGTAAAAATTACAAATCACGTTTAACAAAAGAAAATGCACAAATTGATGTCAAACTAACTTATAAAAAAGGATTAGACAAGTATTACGGTCTTATTGAACTTGCTGAAGAGGCAGGTATCTTTAAGAAAGTATCTACTCGTTATGAAATGCCTGATGGTAGTAAAGTGTTTGGCAAAAATATTAATGATGAACCAGAGAAGTATTTTACAAAAGAGGTATTGGACAAGATAGATGAAGTCGCAAAACGAAAATTCAGCTACGGATCAGACGAAGAATAAAAAGAAATACGCATACGTACAAAGAGATGGCGATGACTTTAGTTGTATAAAGTTATTAGAAGGAAAGTACAAAGGTATTATCTACAAATACGGCAAAGTAGGATTTGCTAAAGAGGAAAATCCTGATGGTACTTTACCTATGAAATTTGATTACGATATTATTTTTAATCCACACGAAACCAACATTGACAAACAAGACTTTATAGATTATATTGGAGATATATTAATTGAAATAATGGAGAATCAAGTAAACAATGGCACCGCTATCTTTGAACAGCAATAACGAGAGAATAGAAATATCAATATTACGAAACCTCATTTTTAATGAGGACTATACTCGTAAGACTTTACCTTTTATTAAAGAACTTTACTTTACTAAAAGAGAAGAAAAAATTTTATTCCAAGAGATTAATAGTTTTGTTGAGAAGTATAAAAACTTACCAACAAAAGAATCATTGTTAATTGAATTAGGTTATCGTAAAGATATAAACGAAGAAGAATTAAAGTCTGTAAAAGAATTAATTACATCATTTAATGCTGAAGAAGTTGAACAACAATGGTTGTTAGATACAACTGAAAAGTTTTGTAAAGACCGTGCTGTTCACAATGCAGTATTAGACGGTATTAAAATTTTAGATGGTAAAGATCAAAAGAGAACACAAGAGGCAATACCTAGTATTCTTGCTGACGCATTAGCAGTTAGTTTTGACAATCATATCGGACACGATTACATAGAAGACGCAGACGCTAGATTTAAATTCTATCATACTAAAGAAAAGAAATATCAATTTGACTTATCTTACTTCAATAAGATTACAAAAGGCGGTGTGCCAAGTAAGACTTTGAATATTGCTCTTGCAGGTACAGGTGTCGGTAAATCTTTGTTTATGTGTCATTGTGCAAGTGCTTATCTAGCACAAGGTTTAAATGTATTGTATATTACTTTAGAAATGGCTGAAGAAAGAATTGCTGAAAGAATAGACGCAAACTTATTAGATACAACGATTGATGATTTACACGCATTACCAAAAGACTTGTATGATTCTAAAATACTAAAACTTAAAAACAAAACAAACGGTCAATTAATCATTAAAGAATATCCAACGGCGTCTGCTCATAGTGGTCACTTTAGAAGTTTGTTTAATGAACTTGCATTAAAGAAATCATTTAAAGCAGATGTTGTGTTTATTGATTATTTAAATATATGTGCTAGTCAAAGATTTAAAGGTGGTAATATATCATCTTATTTTTATATTAAGGCAATCGCTGAAGAATTAAGAGGTCTTGCTGTTGAGTTTAATGTACCTATTTTTAGTGCAACTCAAACAACAAGAACTGGTTTCGTTTCTACAGATATTGGTTTAGAAGATACTTCCGAAAGTTTTGGTCTACCTGCAACTGCTGACTTTATGTTTGCTCTAATGTCAAATGAAGAATTAGAACAACTAGGTCAAATGAAAGTTAAACAATTAAAGAACAGATATAATGATCCTAGTATGAATAGATCATTTATTGTAGGTGTAGATAGGGCAAAAATGAAACTGTATGACGTAGAAAATACAGCACAAAACATAGTAGATAGAGGAAAGGATCCAGAAATCAAAGAAGACCCTTATGACAAGTTTTCTGATTTTAAAATATAATGCCTAAAAAACAAAAAGTAAGATTTAGTAAAGGTGATAGAAGACCTAAACACGACAAAGAATACGATAATCTTTCTTATGAAAAAAAGATGAAAAAGATAGGTCGTAAAATAATATGGCAAGTCTTTGAATTACCTACAAAGAAAGTCGTTGCTGAATTTTTCTTTGAAGAAGACGCAGAAAGATTAATTAATTTTCAAAACAAACACCGTGTATGGCAATCTAACGGTGGAATACCTTCATTTCTTTATATCCGTGCATAAATAGTCCTATGGGACTCTCAAATACAGAATTTGCTAAAAAAGCAAGTAAAGGACCTTACGTAGGTAAGGCAAGAAAAGATATTGCAAACATTAAAATTAAAAATAGAAAACCTTTTACAATAGAAAAAACTGGTGAAAAAATAATAGGTTTAAAAGTATCAGGTAATAATTTAATTTATAAAGTAAAAAATTCAGAAAAAACAATACCTTTTTCTAACATACAAAAAGACGAAGATTTTGGTGG